TGAGTTGGTGCTGCTGGTGCGTATTGTTGAGCCGGTGCCGGTGCCGGAGTGCCGGGCAGCCCTTGAGTTGGTGCTGCTGGTGCGTATTGTTGAGCCGGTGCCGGAGTGCCAGGCAATCCTTGAGCCGGCGCGGCTGGTGCGTATTGTTGAGCCGGAGCCGGAGTGCCAGGCAATCCTTGAGCCGGCGCGGCTGGTGTCTGACTTGCACCCGGCGGAACATAACCTATTTTAGAAGCACCAAATACTTCTGCCGCATCCGGCCCTGCTGAAATTGCAGCACCGAAAGCGACGTGCTGTATCATAGATGGATTTAAAAATAAGCCAGTGTTTGGCGACGCCTCGCGATTTGGGCCGACACTTAACTGTGCTCTCACAAAGTCACCGCGTTTTAGCTGATCGCCGTTCATGCCGTTACCCGCGCTATCAACAAGGGAGGGTACAAATCCTTGCGACAACTTAAGTACATGACACGTCGCAAATCCGTCCTTGCCCAAATGTTCGGGTGCGTCACCATCCAAATATTTCCATTTGAAGCCGCTGAATGTCGACTCATTGCCTGGGTAAACTTTGGCGGCGTAATCTGTTATCTGCTGCCAAAATGCTACCCAATCGGGGTTATTTTTTTCAATAGCTAGAGAAAAGAAATAACTAGTTTTAGGTTCACCATTTTTGTTAACCGCCACATTGCCATTATATCCTTTCGTGTTCGGTTCCATTGGATGCCCTTGCACTATCCGACCAACAGGTGTGATTATATATAATTTTTCATTCATTTTTAAAGACCTCTTTTGCTTTTTTAGACACATCAACCCTTACAAGTTGATGACTCGATATACTTCGACTGGTTAGTGTCGATACTAATTCATCAGCCAGCCCTTTTTTGACCGCTTGCGTGGGGGTTAAAATTGACTGTGTTGAAATATCCACCCCCGTCAGCGCCGCCATCAGTTTAGCTTGGTTTTCGTCTTGCCAAAATCGATTGCCAAATTTTGGCAAAGTTTGATAATTGGGCACGTACTGACCTGAGTTTAATTTGAGTTTAATTTGATCAGATAGTACATCTTTGCGTTTACTAACTACACTTAGTAATCTGGTAACTTGATCATACTCTGCCGATAGTTCATTAGCTGGCATATCCGGTAATATTGATAAACCAGTATATTTATCAATTGCCTCTAGGCTAGACATGCGCAAGGCTGGACATTTATGTCCAGCCTTGCACTCTTTGCAATATCTACCCACAACCATTTCCGGATCAGGTAAGTAGGTCGCATCGGCGGCGTCCAGAAATTGATCACGAGTGGTCTCAAACTCCGCACGACTCAGCGTTTTTGTTCGATACGGGCCGTCATGATGCCAAGGCCGTGGTTGTAATATCATCAAATCTATGTTATTAGGCAATCGCTCACCTGCCAGGGTGGCTACCGCATAGCCTAAGGTTTGCGACCAATCATCAACCAAACCCCGACCGTATTTATAATCCGCAATAATTAAATGATTGAATGTCCGCACTCGCAGGTCACAACGGCCTGTAATAGTATGACCTGCGGGAGTGCTTACTTGCACCACAGCCTCCATCTCAAGCTCTTCACAGCCTTCAAGCGTGCGGAAGTGCTCTATCACCTCTTGAGCGTGAATAATCATATCCTCATCAATAATGATACCATTGGGTGCTTTTTCACCCGCAACACTCGCTCCAGTTTCCAGCACCCAATGTGCGGCGGTACCTTCCCGAGCAGCGTCATTACTCGTGTTGGGCTCGTCATATTCCATCGACGCGCTGGCCGCGCAGTTTGACCAACGCGGTGCGCCGGACATGCGTAGTTTATGCACTTTTAGACTCAAAATGCACGATCACTTTATTGACCAACTCTAAGTCACTGTTAAGCTGATCAAGATTATTCACACCGCACAGTTTATACTCACCCATAATATCCTGAGGCAACACGGCGCCGTCACCGATAACTTTAGACACTACATTAGCTAGATGCGCTAGGGCTTCCTGCATATTTTCATACCTAATTTCGGCCTGGACAGGCTCTACCGGGGTGAGGGTGGCGGGGAAGTCGTCAACCTCAGCGAGTGCTTGCTCATATTCTGCTGGGGCATTAATCTCAGCAAGCACTCGCTCATATTCTGCTTTGTCAACATTTCGGCGCTTGACCCACTCACCACTATTTGTGACGCTCCGAGTGCTGCTATGTATGCGGGCATCCCACGGGGTTGATGCCACTGTCGGCGCCACCTCTATTGATGCCACTGTCGGCGCCACCTCTATTGATGCCACTGTCGGCGCCACCTCTATTGATGTCGCTGTCGGTGCTACCTCTGTCGCTCGCTGACTAGCAATAAAATCTGCAACGCATTTAAGCTGTGAGACTGAGTCAAAGTTGATTGTTAGTTTGTACATGTTTAGTTCCTTTTCGTGTGTTTAAATTTTAAAAATTTATCATCACTTAATGCAAGGTGTGCCCTCATTGAGTTAATGATATACCGGGGCAGTCGTGTGGTGCCTTTACGCATCTGAAAGTATCCCGACTCACAAATCCCTAGTAGTTTGTGAGTGGATGTGACTGTCCCACAGCGTTCTTCAAGTTGTTTAAAAAGTTTATTCATCTTGTGTATCCTAAAGTTGTCATCAGATTACCATCAATCTTTGCTATATACAAGTGTTGGTGATGTGTTTAATTTACGCTGCCATATTCTTTCAATCTCTAAAAATATCTCGGTAATGCCTGCTACGTTGAGTAACGGGTGACCAGTTTTAAAATATAGTCGGGGGGCTGACAGCCCAAGACTCCCCTCTAGTTTCAATTTTCTATGTGATCGACCATCATGCAAATCTGGATGCAATTGATACCCTAAAGTCTCCAGTGGCTTAGTTGTGAGATATGGACACACCGGTTTGCCTGTGCTCTCATTTACCAACGCACGTAACTCATGACTTACTATAACCCCCTCTGTAAATCCTAACCTGTTACAGTCAACCGCTTCAACCACCGCACGCTGGAATGATGTGTAAGATTCCACAATTGCTAAGCGTGTAACACTGGTTTTTGGTGCTCGGGTTATGTTGACGGCTGACACATCACGCTTGAGTAAATAATAATTAATATTAGCATACCCGCCATTTTGCAACCATTTTGCTAAAGCTATGTAGTAGTTTGAGTCCAAACCCGCATTCAACATCTCGGCGAAAGTTTGCACGCTCGCATAAAAATGCGCCCAGCGTCGTGAGTTGATATTTATTCGCACCGCATCCTTATGATTTGTTGCCATCAAAAAATTAATCAAATTGTCAATGCGGCGGGCATCTTGATACATTGCTCTAAGTTGTATTTCGGGATCAGTGATATAATTCATCAACTGAGCTAATGCTTTCGGATCATTAATTTTAAATTCATCGACGGTACCAACCAACATACTTTCCAACCAACCATTTTTGTCACCTGACAATTGATCGTTACCAATCGGTGTTGAATATTTAGCCCCCACACACTTTCTAAAAATGGTTAGGATCATTGACTTGCCGCACCCTTCTGGGCCTTGCAGGATGGGCACCCAGCCCATTTTTATTTGTGGGTTTTGCACTACATGGGCCATATAATCGAGTAGTATATTGTGGTCATCAGGGTATAAGGTCTCAACTAACCCTAAAAATTTAGACACATCCCCCTTTTTAGCCGATGGTCGATGATAGACATTGCAATAACTAATATTATCGGTAACTGATATCGCACCCAGCGGTGAACCAGGTTGCAGAATAGGATACATTGCTTTATGTGAGGGCAGCGGTGTGCGACTAAATGCTTCGTACGGTTTGTCAGTTACTTTACGAGGGTTGACACTTAATATAAAAATAAAACTATTAGTATTAAAACTATCGTTAAAGCTAGCCCTGGTATAAATGTTACCGGTTGATACTTCGTACACTTTACCCGATTCAGTAATCAATCTAAAGTCATCAAAAAATTCAGCAAGTCGGTTAGGGAATATTTCGGTAGTTAGCCACGCTCTACCGCTCATGATTACGCCTCGATCTGTGACCTCATTATTGACCCAATCGCCTGATTCGACCAGTGGAGCCTCCAGGCCTTCGCTCTGTTCGACCGCGCCACTATATACAACATCACCACATGCCTTATTAAGTTCGCGTGTGCGCAAATGTTGGGGCCAATGTTGCCATTTTTGCACCAACGGGGATTGCATAAACAACTGTTGCATTCGTGCGCGATTGTTACCACTGTAAAATGCCAGCTTGCCGAGCAGCGCAAGGCGTGCGCTTGAGTGATCAAATCCACACCCTATACCATCTTTTTGCTTTAAATACCGTCCACTAAGTACAACACTGTTACCCTCGTAAAGCGCCTGGTTAAGTATATTCTCGCGAAATAATAACTCTAATAAAGCACTGTCAGTTTCCGGAGGTGTGGCATCCGGATGGGGCGTGTCATCAATCTCACTTGACAACCCTAACTCATCAGCGGGCTTGCTCGGCACATACTCTTTGAGTGTGTCAGTCCAGTCCAACCATATATCACCGCTGATCGAGCTTCCTAACGCTATAAATCTAGCCCGACTATAAAATTCAATGTTGTCAAATCGACATCGATGATCGACCGGGGGACTACCACATCCCCACACATGTATGCCAGTATTTGATGTCGAGCGCTCGACATACGCGCCCTTAAATCGCTCATGTGCCCAGGTTGTCACACGGTCGTCAATCGCACCGGTTATTGGATCAATACAGTAATCGATGTCTAAACACCAAAAAGGATCACTGTCCGCTAACACAAATGCTATTTTATCTGAGTTGGCGGTGGCACTCTCATAACTCAACCAATATGTTGGGTTGTGAGCATTAACAGGTAGCAACGTATTAATGTCTATAGGTACTTTTTGTAATTCCCCATTTTTGTCAGGTAAGTAAGTCCAGTTGACAAATTGGTCATATTCTAGTAATTTTTTCGGATACATAAATAACCCTTGCAAATAATAAAGGGCTGGGGTACAGTGACCGAACGTTTGGCCTCTCTCCTAGCGTGTGTGTGTCAGACTCCCTGTGTTAATTTATGGGGAGTCTTTTTTTTGTCTGTCAATCTACAAAATAACATATTCGCCAGCTCGTCGTCTTGATAATTAAGTCTTGCGGGCACGAGGCTTGATATTACATCATGCCACAATAATAGCATCAGTATTTGATCGTCAGTGAGAGTGATTGTTGAACATGTCATTGTATAAACTCCCTTATTAAAATTTCCACATCCTCTATAGTGTCACAAAATCCAGCAATGCCTCCGCAGTCTCCGATAAGATTAATATAGTTAGCTTGTGCTAGTTCTCGGGGTGACTTAATCTTGTTAACGTCCTGCTTTATTTCAAGTGCGGTGAATACCGCTATAGTGCGTCCCAGGTGATGCGGTTGGATGTTAACCCGAGTGACTCCAATTAAGTCACTCGACTTTAATACTTTATTTATTGCTTTGCTCGTATTGCCCAGTCCATACCTAACTAACACTCCACGCTTGTCAAAGTATGCACCTGAATTATTGCGCCATAGCAACTGCCCGTTGTCGCGAGCTGCTAATCGTATCGCTGATTGTATTGCCGATTCGCTCACGCGGGCACGGGATAGTATGTGAGTGTAATTACAGCTACGGCAACAATGCCCAATAATATCTTATGCATGATTCTCTCTCCTAATGTCAGATAATTGTCTATTTCTTCTGTGATGCCGCAAAAGCACGGGATATTTTTTCGTCGATGTCGGAGACTGCGGAGGCATTGCTGGAGTTTGTCGGTGCAACCTGGGCGACACGCCGTGTCTTAAGCTCGTTATAACAATTGTCCGCACGCGATTTCCGGCCGCGAGCATCACCACCATGTGCGCGTCGCATTGATCTTTTTTGGCATTTTGATTTTATTGCTTCATCCACGTACCCCAATGTTATAAGCCAATTTGCATCATTATCGGCATCACAATCTAGGTTGTTGCTGAGTGGTAACCCAAGGCTGCCACCGAAATTTCTAAGCTGTCCAGCAATGCCCCCAGCACGCCCGCACTCTGCATTGTTGATCGCCTGGGGTGCAAACGCAGACGAAACGGGGAAACGAAAAGTTGTCGTGTCGCCGCCGATATTTACCTGATTGTCAGAGCTGCCGCCAAACCCGCTTGCCGTGCTGAGAGCATTCCCACCGGTTGCCCGGCTTGTGCTTAGAGAGTCACTGCTCGCATTGCTGCGTGAGCTGCTCTTATTATAATTGTAGTTATTTTGATATCCGTATCGTGATGCAACAGCATCGTTTGATCCAATAATAACTAATAGTAGTGCTGTAATTCCTAATGCTGTAGTTTTCATTTTGTTGCCTCTTTTTGGTTGTTTTCTAAATCATATATTTTGCATAGAAACTCTCGCCCATTACTGTCCGCAAGTGTGAGACTATCTACAGCATCGGAAGTTAGATTCTCGCCATAGAATCTCGCGACCCAATAAAAGTTGTCACCGACGCTCCTGACCTCGTAATTGTGTCGGTAAAGCCATTTATTAAATGGACTAACCACCTTGTGGGTGTCAATAAACTCTCGACCTGCGTCTACAGCCGCTTTGTGCGATAGATACTTAATTTCGCTTCGACAACTCACTCCATTTATTTTGCACACATAGTAAAATTTAACGCCGTCAAATTCGTCCTCGAAAGATTCGACTGTCGTGCCGCTGTTTGTGTATTCTATAGCTGTTAATTCACACTCGTCATATTTATCCATTTAATAAGTCCTCTAGTTTAGTTATTACCATTTGCGGGGTGATGTCAGCCTTGCGAACAGCGTAATACTCCCCCACCTCGACCAAACCTGCGATACTTGCGACCATCTTAAGGTCAACGTCTAGCCAATGAGCCAGAGCACAGGTACCAACAAGTTTTTCACCGTATCCATTTATTAGAGTAGGCCCGCCAGAATAGTCAACGCCCCCTGGCCATTCAGGCGAAACTCCAACCCATCCACCCCAACAAGCAGACATGCCGCAAGCGTGGTATGACTCTTCGCTTGCATCAACCCCCTGCCGCAGGGGGCTGGCCCAAAAATTGATATCAAAATTAGAGCCCCTGTCAATCACTCGTTGCAAGATGTTGATTGATGCTGGTATGTTTTCTCTATTCATTTTGGGTCACACTTAATTCAACTGTTACGCCTGACTCCAACTTTTTAAACACATCATAGAGTATCGCTGATAATTGATCTTCGCTAGTTTCACACTGACGATCGTTAGTTTGCCAATTTATCCAAATGTGGCTCTGGTGGGTCTTATCACAATATCTCGTGTTAGTCTTGCCCGTCAACGATAATAGCTTAACGTCGCAATATTTTGACGCGTTGTTAGGGTAGTCAGGGCCGAGTGCTCCCCATTTATTATTGCAGTCAAGACAATTAAATGCACCATCGTACTCAGTTACATTTTTATGACATCCAACACGCATGCTCGTACCTCCTTTGATCCTCTTGGGTAAACCCCCTCGCGAGCTGTTTGTCAAGTAACTTAAGCTCACCCGCGAAAAGAGCCAACTCATTCATGTTGCCTCTTTAGTTAGTTGTTCCGCTTCTGCCATTTCTTGCATATCTTGCAGAGCATCTTCATCCAACGCTAACCAATTTGGTATCTTTTTCATAGCCGGATCACTAGACATATAGATTAATGCTGCCGCCGCACTCGTCCCGTAAACACCCTCCATAACCTTCCCCGCCGCCCCGGCAAGAGTGACCACCCATCCCGCCCGACAATGGGTGGTCTCGCATGTATGCCATTGATCCATGTCAAGAGCATCTCCCTCCTTCGCAGCGGCATATACGGTGGCGTGGATGTTTTCGATTTTTGGTACCCAGTCGGAATTATCCAGGTTGGCCCCGCTCAGGTTGGCCCCGCGCAGGTCGACCCCGCGCAGGTCGGAATCGCGCAGGTTGGCCCCGCTCAGGTTGGCCCCGCGCAGGTCGACCCCGCGCAGGTCGGAATCGCGCAGGTTGGCCCCGCTCAGGTTGGCCCCGCTCAGGTTGGCCCCGCGCAGGTTGGAATCGCTCAGGTTGGCCCCGCTCAGGTCGGAATCACTCAGGTCGGCCCCACGCAGGTTGGCCCCGCTCAGGTCGGCCCCGCGCAGATCGGCCCCGCGCAGGTCGGCCCCGCGCAGGTTGGCCCCGTGCAGGTTGGCCCCGCTCAGGTTGGCCCCGCTCAGGTCGGAATCGCTCAGGTCGGCCCCACGCAGGTCGGAATCATGCAGGTCGGAATCATGCAGGTCGGAATCATGCAGGTCGGAATCATGCAGGTCGACCCCGCTCAGGTCGACGCCTCTCAGATCGGCACCACTCAGGTCGGCCCCACTCAGGTCGACATTATTCAGGTCGACGCCTCTCAGATCGGCACCACGCAGTTCGGTACGACTTCTAATCACCCACCTCACCGCCCACTTCACCGCTAAACCCAATTTCTGCGCCTCTAACAATGATTCACTACAGTCTATGTCTGCCGTAAATTTCACTTCATTACCGACCCGATTTAAGATATCAAATTTCATTTTCTGCCTCTTTTGTGTAAAACTCTTCGCGAGCCGTTTATCAATCAAATTTAGTTAGTTGTGAGTCATCCGTTATCATACTCGACATGGCATGATGATTAATATAAATGTCGGAGAGTATTTACTCGTAATCTTAATCGCAGTATTAGCCCCAAATATCTCAATCGACACACCGGTGTTTTTGCGAGGAAATGTTTTGGCAATCGTAGCGAGTAGCGCGGGCGAAAAGTTTATGATTGTGGGTGTCGGCTCTGAGTCGTTGCGTGTGGGCATAACACGCTGATAGTCAGGGAACTTAGCACCGATAAGTTTTACGGCGAATTCAACGGTTTGACGTGCAGTTTTTAATTGTTTATCGACGAACACATGATAAGAGATGTTCGCAGTTTCAGTACCATAGTCTATCTCGACACCAACGTATTTAACCTTACTGTCCAAAATAGGCCATTTATTAGACGTATCCAAGATGATGCCATCCTCTGGGTACTCATAACACTCAGACAAATCAAAACCGCCATCGGCATTATCAAAAGCATTAAGCACGTCATTGTCGCTTAAAAATAGTGTGTGATCATTAGTTGATACCACGTCGTTGTTTTTTGCGACGTGGATACCGCAAAGAAAATATCTAACATCACCCTTTGCGACGTGAATTAGTGCGGCTCTAATTTGCTCTGCTGGTATTTTAAATTTAATCATGTGTTATAGCCTCTCATTAACTTAAACTTGTGAGTACAATATCATCAAATTATGCACTATGCAAGGGTTGGCGATAATTTAATTATCAACGCATCACAATCTTTTGCACCGAGTGTCTGAGCAGTCATCACATCGATTCCATATTGCATATAAAAGAGTCGATAACTTTCGGCATCATCAAGTCCTTTTGATCGTTGCAACGCACCCCAGCATGCAATCGTATGCTTGAGAGTATCAAGACTTGTCGCACGCTCTCTGTGCAATTTAGCAGCACTGTTAGCGACAAGGGGGGTTGCTCCCGCATGTAACATTTTGGCTTTGACATGACTGTCGTGCAATTCCAAGCGGTCAATTTCTCCCCGCAGTTGCCGCAACACTTCAGGTGTAAACTCTAATAAATTACCCGCCACCAACTCCGGCCCACCCCGCGGCGTCGGAGTTGGTACGTGCCCGCAATATGGACATCGACTTAAATACGCAACATAGGGCTGATAGCAATGCTCACAGTCGCGCAGAGATATTAAATTGGGATCTTTGTCATGTTTCGCTCTCTTTTCTCTACGATCTAATGACCAATCGCGTGGTGAATCCGGCAAATTGTGTCGCTGCCAATTATTAACATGATCGATAATAATCCCGCGGGTTTTACCCGGCGACACTCTCAGCGCTCGACCAAACTGTTGAATGTAAAGATTGAGTGAGTTAGTGGGACGAGCCATTATTACAACTTCTAACGCAGGAACATCAACCCCCTCACCGAATAAATCCACATTTACAATGACTGTAATTTCACGGTTTTTAAACTTTGTGAGTACGTCCGCACGTACAACAGCCGGGGTCGTCGCAGATAATATCTCAGCCCTAATTCCCACGCGATTGAAATTTAATGCAATATCCGCACCATTCTCCACGCAATCAGCGAACACAAACGCTAGTTTACCTGGTGCAAAAGTCAAATAATGTTGCACAATATCACCAACAATATGACTGGTTTTAACCTCAGTCTTAACTGTTTTTGGAGTGTATTCACCCGACGCTCCAATTTTAAGATTATTGATGTCAATGTCGGATGGTGGAGCAATCAGTCGATAATCACAAAGTCGCTCAGCGTCGATAAGAGCTCTTAAAGTTTTACCCCCTACCATGGTATCAAAATAACCGTCTGCGTGGCGTCCAAGTCCCTTCCCGTCCATCCTAGAGGGTGTTGCAGTCCATCCAAGACCTTTAGCGTTGATAAATAACTCTCGACATCGCCCCCATTGATTATTTTTGCAAAGATGATGGGCTTCGTCCGTGCAGTAGAGTTGCACCTGCTTAATCCACGGCTCATACAGATTTTTGCGAGCGTTAAGAGTTTGCACACTGCCTACTTTGACCGCACTGGCTGGGTCATAGTGATTGTGTCGGATTGTCTGGATGATAGATGTGGGTGCAATGATGTCGTGACGTATGTCCCATCTTGCTAACGCGTGAGATAACTGTGCAACTAATTCGCTGCGATGAGCTACCACAGCGGTAGGGACATTTAGTTTTTTGACAATGGACGCGTTGAGTATCGTCTTACCTCCGCCGGTCGGTAAGACCGCCAGAACATCATTCGCGCCTCGATCCCACGCCGTAAAAATGTCCGCTTCCAGCATGAGCTGGTCTGGATATAATTTCACAATGTTCGCCTCTCTGTTTGTGTCCACAGTTTATCATAATTTCACCAGTCCCGACCGATTCCGATGAAATCCCAACTAGTCGGTGCGACTGTAGCCCATATATTTGCTGGGTTTTTCTCTACTTACCCCTACTTACCCCGACTTTATAAAGATATTAATAATGAGTATAATAGTAGTATGCCTGAGTGATTATAGACTACTAAATAGATACAATACCGCATATACACACATCCACACATATACAGAAACTCTAGAATTCTGAGATGTTCCAAAAAGTCGGGGTAGTCGGAATTATCAACTTGTGGAGCCCAGTATCTATGCGGGCTACAGGCGCACCAACTACCCTAAAATCACCCCCAAAATAGTCGGAATAGTCGGGACAAGTCGGTGCGACTGTAGCCCGCATAGATACTGGGTTCTCAAAAAAAGTGGTCAAAAATGTAGCACTTTTCCCCTAACTAATATTAGATTTAGACGGTTTAGGGTCTGTTCCAATCTTTGGAGTAAGTCCTAACTAACCCCCTAACTAGTATTAGATAGAAGCCCTAAAAGTCTAAATTTTAGCTCTCAAAATTTAAAATTAGCTCTCAAAATTTAAAATTAGCTCTCAAAATTTAACTAGTATTAGATCAAGAATTTGAGAGCCAATTGATGCGTCAAAAAGTTGGCGGCGTTCTCTCAAAATTTGAGAGTATCCCCTAAATTTTGAGAGTGTGTGATATACACCAATATTTGATGCGTTTGAGGTCAAAACCATCAAATAAATGACGTGATATAATGGTGTATGAACAAGATATTTTTAACAATAAGCCCTCGTCGCCGGTTGTGGGCACAGTTTTATGTAGCCTGTAACAATGCGTATCGAGCGGGCCAAATGTGCGGATATAGTGAGAGTGTTGCACGGTCGTGCAAGTCACACTTTAATAGTGATGAGTTACTGCGCGTCTATGTGCAAACACTCATGGATGCAGTCGCTGACGAGTTACACATCACCGCAGCGACAGTGCTACGTGAGCTGATGATGGTTGGCCTCGGCGACATACGTCAATTATTTGATGACCAGGGCAACCCTAAACCCGTCCAGGACTTGACATATGCCCAGCAGCGAATGATTACGGGGTATGAAATCAAGGAGATACAAGGCCAACTAACGGTGACACCAAAAATACATGATCGGGTGAAAGTGCTGGAGTTAATCGGCAAACACATCGATGTACAAGCCTTTAAAGAGGTGAGTGAGATTAAACATATTACACCGCCCGTGCTTGACAACCCACTATTAGTAGCAGAGCAGTTTGCGGAGAGTATCATCAATGCTGAGACTAGTTGATTATGTGAGAGCCAAGGCCAAATCACGTAACAGTTTATTTTTGATATTGCCACATGTTGTCACTATTTGTCGCGCTATCGAGTTGTGTATCGCCGGTAAGCTGCCGGATGGTAAGCGTAATTTAGTTATTAATTTACCTCCGCGATTTGGTAAAACTGATCTGCTTGAGGCAGCGGTAGAATGGTCAATTGGTCATTTGCCGGACTCACTATATATACTTAGTGCATATGTAAAAGAGCGAGCCAAAGAAAGCTCCGACAAAATTCGCAATACGATGCGTGAAGAATGGTATCGGTCGATGTTCCCCGCTGCGTCACTTGATAAAGGACGCTCGGATAGGATGGACGAGTTTCACACCTCGATGCGTGGTGGACTGCGTGCGGCGGGTGTGGGGGGTGCTATCACGGGGTTTGGCGCGGGTCAAAAACGTGCTGGGTTTGCTGGGTTTTTTGGTATCGATGATCCGATTAAGCCTGGCGATTCGCGCAGTGAGTTGATGCTCAAGAAAAATATTGACTGGTATACGGGCACCGCACAAAATCGCAGAAATAAAACCAACACACCTTATATTTTAATTATGCAGCGTACCCATCCACAAGATTTATCAGGATGGGTACTTGCAAATGAGCCCGAATTGTGGTATCAGGTCAAAATACCAGGACACGACCGTATCACCGACCTAGCTGTGTGGGAATCAACCGCATCATTAGAGTATCTTAAAAAGTTGGAGCAAGTCGACGAGTTTACATATTGGTCACAGTACCAGCAAGAACCGCGCCATCCAACGGGTAGTGTGATAAAAGAGGAATGGTGGCAACATTATGCAGACCTGACTGAAGTCAAAAAGCGGTGTAGACTGACATTCGTCACCGCTGATACGGCCATGAAAACCAAAGATGCTAATGATCCGACGGTATTTCAGCTCTGGGGTGTTGAAGATGACAAGAGATTATACCTACTTGATCAAGTAAGAGGTCGCTGGGCATTTCCTGATTTAGTTAAACACGCTAAGGCATTTTGGGGTAAACATTGTGATTTATCACACGGGATTGCACCGGTTGGCATGTTTATTGAAGATAAAGTCAGCGGTACGAGCTTGCTACAAGTGCTCGAAGAGTATACCGATATTAAAGTTATCCCCTGGCTGCCTAGTGATTTTGAATTGCAAGGGGATGATAAATTATCTCGTGTTAAAGCCGCAAGCTGGTCGATTCATGAGGAAAAGGTGTGGCTGCCCGACTCGTCAATAGCCCCATGGATTGTGGGATTTATTGACGAGTGTACGGGCTTCCAGGCTGACATGTCACATCGTCATGATGACCAGGTCGACGCTATGACGATGGCGCTGTTAACCTGGTCTGTTGTTTTGCGATATATGTAATTTTAGTTTGTGTCGATTGATAGTTGGTCAAACACGATTATCTGGCGCGAAGCTCCGAGCACGGTCGTAGCAGAGGTGACTTCAACAAATTTAACTAAACTACTTGTGCGGGCCCAGTCTTGGCCTTGTATCACGGGCCCAACTGTGTTAATCCTAATCAGTGGTTGATTGCTAAATCCATAACTTGATAATATAGCACCACGTTTGCCAATAACTTGTGTCACTCGATAAAACCCATTCTGCACTCGTACGAACTGACCGCGTGTGTTGACCTCTCCGCGTTGTGATATTTGTGTGATAATTTCCTCAAAGCTTGCAACATTACTACCACCAAACATCGGAGTTAATCCAAAGTTATCAGCAATTTTGCTAATCCTCTCCTTTCTCTTTTTATACAATTGTGCTCTATTATCAATTCGAGCTTTCTTCTTTAGATTACATTGAGTCACTAAGTCTAGTAGTTTTTCACTGTCTAGTTTAGCGACCGGACTTCTCCGAAACCGTTTCCACTTAGTCCTTGCATACATTGTCAGACGTATGTTATCTGCTTTCACAAATTCAGTAAATTCACTCTCGGAGATATTCTTTTTTAAATTCAGGTTATGCGTCTTATTTTCTGCACTTATTGATATTTTCGATATTTTTTCTGATCGATTCGGGCTGCGATAGAGCACATATTGGATATTCTTGTACTCGTATCGACAATAAATATCAACACCAGACCCTAAGCGATATCCGATTGCCAGATACCCCCACTCTTTTTCACTAGTTAGTTCGTATTTTAAATTGGTTTGCTCAATAGATAAACAGTCGTTCGAAAATAAAATCAGTGTCAGTAATAAATATTTCATTTTAATCTCTCTATTGTAATTAGCTATCAGAACAAGATATGCGATACCTTAAAGCATCAAGTGTTGTAGTAGATATTGGTGGGCTGTCACACAACCACTGATATACTGTAGATCGTGAGCGCTCAAGGATGCGGGCGCACTCACCAACTTTAGCATCCCAACAATCGCCAGGCAGCGAGTCAATTAATTCTCTGAGTATAGTTTTCATTCGCGATGATAACTGATATAAATAAATCCCATTTTATTGTCTGCGACCGTCTCAGTATCCCAGATTTTAATGTAATCTGAACCCTCTGATATCCCCATCCAGTCGCCCGGTGACTCAATATCACCGTTACCCACCCCCGCAATAATCTCACTATCAGAAAATTCTTTTCTTCGCTCAGTCAACCAGTTGTGTAGTCTGTTCATAATTTATCTCTCTATTGTTTGTTAGTGTGTGGGTCTAGTATACCAACTATTTCTATTTTTAGAAATTGTAATTAACTATCGGGATACCCGGGTTAATAGACGCTAGTATAATTACTTGACTTATGTATAATACCAAAATGGATGCTGAAGTTAATGAAAGATTAATCGGACAAATTGAAGCTACTTTGACTAATGTCGCGGACAGTCTCGACAATGTGCGGGATGAACTAAAAGAACTGAGAGTAGACGTTAACTCACGATTTACTCAAGTTGAGCGGGCTACTCTCAATCACTCATTAGAGTTAGTTGCTATTGCAGCACTTAAAGATCAGATTGGTCTATTGACAAATAAACAAAACAAAGTCGTCGATAGGTTAGATGTCATTGACAAGAGACACTATAAGCAGTTAGGTATGGTGATGGTCGTCACACTTGTGATGTCGTGGGTCGGAGCCCCATTAATATTTAAAATGTTTGGGGTGCATATTTAGTTATGTCTCGTCGCAATCGCAAACGCACAAAGACTAATAATTCTCGCATAGTGTCAAGTGCCGGTCAGGGTCAAGCGCAAGATCATGGCAACAACGCAAGAGTCCAACGCTCAAGCTCACACCCTCTTGATCGCACTCGCTCCGCAAGTTTACAGTCGCGCGAATGGGGTGAGCTATATTATAAGGAGTGGACAGCTCGCAAAATTGTCGACATTCCCGTCCAGGACATTTTACGTAAAGGCTGGACATACTCAGGACTTGACGAGAAACAAACTTGTACGCTCACCGCCGCATTATCTAAATTGCAATTTAGCCGTGCTCTGCGTCAAGCACTCAAGTTAGAGCGCCTGGTCGGCGGTGCGGTAATTGTAATGGGTTTGCGCAGTGATGATGATGCGAGTAAACCTGTTGATCACTCTGCAATATCAGAGGGCGATCTGATATTTACAAATGTCATCCCGCGTAGTCGAGTGTCGCAACTTGAGTATGACACTAACCCCCTCAGTGCCCGTTTTGGAAAGCCTGAAACATATCATGTTATTGGGCAAGCCGTGCATCACAGCCGGTTATTAATATTTGACGGCGACCCGTTGACGGACAATGAGGCTACCGATATTGGTTTTATAAAAGGCAGCTATGACGGCTTTGGTGTATCGGTGCTCACTGCAATTTATGACGATATAATACGCAGCGTGAGCGCTCGACAATCAGCGATGCAATTAATTCAGCGAGCAAGCATAGTGCTTATAAATAACGGCAGTCTTAAAGCTCAACTGAGTACGACGGGCGGCGGTGATGCGATTGCTGCATTGCAAACGATGACTGATCAGATGAGCATGTATCAAGCAGCAATGATTGACGGTAAGGACATAGCGATTGATCAGTGGTCAGCATCGTTCGGTGGTGTCCCCGAGTTATTACAGCAATTTTTACAAATCATCAGTGCTGCTAGCGACATTCCCGCGACTCGATTCTTAGGCGAAGCACCTGGTGGGCTTAATGCAACAGGTAAGTCAGATTTAGAAAATTATTATAATGCAATTGATGATGGTCGAGAGTCACGATTACGTCCACAGCTTGAAAAGTTTTTACGGGTTGCACTACCGTCAATATTGCCGACAGTCGATCCTGAAAGTGTCGAAATAGAATTCCCGCCGATGTGGTCACCGTCAGAAAGTGACGCAGCAACTACGCGCGGCGCTGACTCAACTGCGTTAACTAATTTAGTAATGCACGATGTGATCACACCTGAGCAAGCACTTGAGGCTCTAAATGTGCTAGGCCATTATAATCTATGAGTGTAATTCTTAGCAGTGACGGGCGCGGCGGTAAAGGTTCAAAGCGTGGGGCCGCTGCTAAAGTCACTAAGGCACATGAGGTTGAGTATCGCAAAGCACTGCTAGCGTTAACAACTACTCTAAAACAACAGACCGCCTTGATTGGTCGCGCCGTTTCGGCGGGTGAGTCAATGACTCGCATTCAATCGCAGGTGCAGTCTGAGTTGCGGAGGGCTAATTTAAGGTTTGATTCCGCTGCGGCCAATATTGCCGGGTCGAGTATTGCAACGATGGACGACGCTAATCGCCGCAAAATTGAAAAAACATTGCGTAGTACGCTGGGTGTTAGTAGCGCTCGAATATTGTCGAGTGAGGTGGTAGCGGGGGTCATTGATAAAGCGTTAGCCGAAAATGTTAGCTTGATATCGAGCATACCGGCCGAGCATTTTAAAAAAGTACAGCGGGCGATTCTTGACAATTTTGAAGGTAGGGAATTTAAGGAAGGATCACTCATTAATCGACTGCGGGTCTTGGGATCACAAAGTGACAAGAAGGCTAAACTAATCGCGCGTGACCAAACGACTAAATTTATCGGCGCACTAAATTCGGTTAGACAGCGAGATGTGGGGATTGAACGATTTATTTGGCGCACGGTGCAGGATATTAGGGTAACCGGAACACCTGGTGGCCCTAATGACCCGTCGCGGGTGCACGGTGATCACTTTGCGCGTGAGGGGCGCGTGTATAGGTGGGACTCTTTACCAGCTGACGGCGGGCCAGGTGAGTCAATACAATGCCGCTGTTTTGCGGAACCTTTAATTGAGTTAGAAAAGGTGATTGAAAATGCTATATGAGCGTAGCCAAATCGGCCAGGATTGGCGGGTAGATGACAACGGGTTTTTACGAATTACAATACGCTTGATTTCTTGTGGCGTAATGGAGTATGGTCGGGAAGAACTGGGTAATGACCCAGCTTTAGGGGAATTACCGGATGTTGTTAGCGTTAATGTACCACCTGATGCTATTTTTAGTCCGCATGCGATGCAAAGCATCGAAGGTATGCCGGTTATTGGCGGGTATCACGAGTGGATCGAAGCCGATGAGGAACGTAAAAATCACGAAGTGGGCAGCGTTGCGGGTGAAGCTCGTCAATCTGGGCCGTATCTCGAAGTTGATCTGTCTATTAGAGACCCTGACACTATTGCTAAAATTAAATCTGGTGAACTTACAGAAATATCAAGTGCATATACAGCTTATTATGATGTTACGCCCGGTAGCTATGAAGATGTGGCTTACGACGTGGCGCAGAATACAATACGATTTAATCACGTCGCCCTGTTGCCCAATGGCGAAGGGCGGGGCGGTCGAGAAGTACGAATTTTAAATAAACAAAGCGGAGCGGAAGCGATGGATTTAACAACAATAGAGTTGGCAGACAAACGCGCAATCCGCGTAGCTAACAGTGATGCGGTAGTGCTCAACGGTGTGCTTGCGATGCACGTACACAACGAAGCATTAAATGCCCAGGCGCTTGAAGCAGCTATGAACAGTGCCGAAGAAGCGAAAACTGAGATTAAAAACTCAGAGGAAAAATTGGCAGAAGCGATGGGTGTCATTAACGAGTTAAAGGCTCGCATTGATGAGCTTACATCCGGTGACTCACTCGAAAATATGGCTGAGGAAATGGCCGAGGAGCAAATGAATTCGGTTGATGCTCTCGTTGACAATGAAGCGTACGACGACAAAGAAAAGGCGGCTAATTCTATCAAAGGTTTGCGTGGTCACAAGTTGCGCCTACATGTAGTTAATGCAATCCGCAAAGAGCCTTTGAGCGATGATTTTGCAAAAGATGAATCATTTGTTAAAGGTGTATTTAATACTATTCGCGAGTTGGCCCCATCAACTAAACGTAAGGTTGCGGGTGCCGAGGTTTTTAATCGTGACAAATCTAAAGTGGCTAACAAAGACTCGTTAGGTTATGCAGCTTACAACAACTACAAAACCGGAGGTAAATAATGAGCGGTTTTCGCGGCACAATCCAAGGCAGTGTGCAGACTGATTACACAGATCATCCGAGCCGAGGTTTCCCAGGTCAAATTGCAACGCAGGGTGACCCGTCATTAGTTGATGGCTATCCCGTGGGTGGGACTACCAATTTGATGGTGGGCCTAGGTGTTATGCGGGGCACGTCAATCACTATTCCGGTGGGTGAATACGGTGATCGGCCAGCCCCCTTCCCAATTATCGCCCCCTCGGCTGGCGAGAACATCAATGACTTTGTTGGCATCTTAGTACGTGACAGCGCACAAGAAAATGACATTGACGGCAACCCGATCTGGTCACCCAACAAGATGGCCCCAGTGTTGCGCCAGGGTCGAATATTTGTGACAGCCACTATCGCAGTGAGTGCGGGTAACTCGGTGCATATGTATATAGATGACACAACTGGTCACGGTTTCCCAATTGGGGCATTTACTAATGCCGCAGCTGGGGTGGATACCATTCAGATTACGTCAGCGCGTTGGTACGACACCAGCGCCGCGAACTCTATTGCAATAATTGAAATAGGATACTAAATCATGCCTTTTAATTTTGGTTCACCCGGTGACCGCACTAGCGCATTAGAGTTAGTTTACGGTGCTTTTGAAGACATCAGCGAAGCATTTAAAGATGTCAAATATGGCGAATTGCAGTGGCGCGAAGTCATCCCCGAGGCGTCAGTTGATACTGCTGTCAATCCGGGTGCAACTGAGCGCTCGTACCGTGTTCGTGATTGGCGCGGGCAAGGTTCGTTTCGCGCGAATCACGATCAGTCAATCCCAACCGTCGGTCGTACAATCGGCAAGAATCGAATCCCAATCGAAGTTGCCGGTGTTGCCGCAATTTTTGATCGTGAAGATGCGCGGCAAGTGCAATTTGGCTACAATGAGAGTTTACTAACCGACCTACCTAAACATATGCGCATGGCTTGTGAGCGTCACGTTGAAGGTTTGATGTTTTACGGTGACGAAAATGTAGGTTTCGACGGATGGTTAAATTATCCTGGAGTGCCTGTTGGCACTGCGGCAATTGGTGGCGGCGCTTCATCGCTTTGGGTTAATAAGACGCCGGATGAAATTCAATTTGATATTAACAGTGCAATTTCCACCGCGTGGGTTAATAGTCGTTTTGTGCATTTACCTGATACGGTTTTTATCCCCGGCGATCAATTTGCATTTATCAGCTCACAGACTATTAATGATGCGGCGGGTAAATCCATTCTTGAGTATATCAAAATGGCAAATGTGTACACAGCTCGCACTGGTCAACCGTTGGATATTAAACCTATCCGGTATCTCGATGAGGCTGGCAGCGGTAGTACAGCGCGTTTAGTTGTTGCGGAGTATAAAGACTCTGACAATATTATGGTGCCTTGGCCTTTACCGTTTCAGTTGTTAGAGCCTCAAGAGCATGGATACGATGTTAATATCTATGCTGAGTATAAGATTGGCTCTTATCATATGCCTTATCCAGCATCAATGAGCTATACGGACGGAATTTAAATATGAAAATCACAATTAAAAATCACATGTTGTCGCCGCTAACCATGCATCTACCTATAGTAAGTGATGGTCGTGGCAAGCCTAAGGCCTCCGATGCTAAGGCTCGACTGACACTATCGCCTGGCGGTGTTGGGTCGGTTGACAAAGATGTCTGGGAAAAAATGCAAAAAGGTAATGCAGCGTTACGTGGTCATTTAATGGTTGGTCGTATTACCATTTCTGAAAGTGCCTTAACTCCTTCTGAGCCAACACGCTCGGATAATACCGATGCAGTTAGACCAGAATCTTTGCAACCCGATGCCTCTAACACTGATAAAATTAAGCACGAGGTGAAGAGTGTGGAAACTGCACCGACAACTATGGTTGAACCAAAGCGTGGAAAGTCTAAGTAAATGATGCCGACTATTGCAGAGTTTCGAGAGTTATTACCTGAGTTCACCGAGTCAGTCGTCAGCGATGACTCGGTACAATTTTGGTTAGACCGCTCGACTCTGCAACTAATCCCTGACGCCTGGGGTGTCTGCTTTAATGACGCTGTGATCTATTTATCCGCACATCAAGTTGGACTAGCTGCCCAGCGCGCCAGCACTGGTGGAGTGGGTGGTGTTGCTGGTGGTGCTGGTGTAGTATCGTCGGGTAATGTGGACGGGGTGTCAACATCTTTTACCACACCTGAATATTTGACCAACGGTACAAAAGAGGAAATATCACTAGCACGGACAGTTTACGGTCAAGAATTTTTAGCCCTGCGTGAAACTTGTGTGCAGGGCGGAACATTAATTGGTAACGGTCATGGTCGCAACAGTCAAGCAACGCAACCCTAACTATATTAGTAAGTTATTAGATCGTTATAAATCTAATAAGACTGTCGCGGTTGGCTTTCCGGTCGGTACGGAAAGCGCGGGGTTATCATATCCTGACGGTAAACCGCTGTTAGACGTAGCCGTAGACAATAATTTCGGCACTGAAGTCATTCCCCGTCGGGATTTTATGGGGCCAGGTGGTGCTTTGGCTGTCGAGAGATCTAAGCCTATCGCCAAAGCGGGGGTAAAAGCTGTTAATGCAGGCGCCACAAGCTTGACGTCTGTACTCGAAACAATGGGTCTCGTCGGAGCCACTGCGATTAAACAAACCATCGTCGATCTACGTGAGCCAGCGAATGCAATATCAACTATCACAGCAAAGGGTAGCGACAATCCGCTGGTTGACACAGGTTTACTAGCAGGCTCAGCAATGCACATTGTGCGCGATAAATAGTCATGTTGCCGTTACCTGTCGCCGTCGCCATTGATCTATTTACTGTGTCATTCCCCGCGTTTGATGAGCGTGTGGAGCTTGTTGACGGTCGAGAGTTTAAGACGCTTGATACTAATTTTACATTGATCGGTTCGGTGCAGCCAATGAGCGACAAACAATTAAAGTTTTTACCACAGGGTGTTGAGGCCGACTCAGGTCTTGTTATTCGCACGCGTCAAGTGCTCAATTATCTAAATGAGACTCCACAATTACAAACTTTTATTAATGCGTATGGTCGAGTGTGGCGAGTGATTGCTCAAAAGGATTGGGGACTATACGGGGGTTATAATAAATATTTGGCGACAGTATATGTCGAGCGGTTGTGACAGCATTTAGCGACATACAAGATGATGTGTTTGATTGGGTGATCAATGTATTGCCCGATCGCGCCGTGCAATTCGAGAATCAAAATGTCAGACCTCCTAACTCACCTTATGCTACTATTTTATTTAGCGACATATCAGCAATGCCTTATGATGTTTCGACTTATGACGAGATTTCAGGCGCTCAAACTTTACGCAATCTATCAGTATTGACGGTTAAACTGTCAATCTGGGATGGAGCGGCAATGGCTGATGCGTCACGACTCAAGGCAAGTGTGGAGTCAGATAATCGACTATTAGATTTGTGGGCTAATATGGGGCGCGCACAAGTAACTAATGTTTTGGATTTGACCGGAGAATATTTAGGTCGACTAAGACCACGCGCTGAGTTTTCGATTAGCGGGTATGCTACACTTAGTGAGACGTTTGCTGCTGATTGTTTTGACAGCGTTGATTATAATATTGAGGATGATAAATAATGGCAATAATTAGTGGCAACGATCGTGCACTACCACGCGATATCGATGTGATGATTAATGTTAGTCGGCCACAAACTGAGCTGACTACTGATCTGAGTGTTGCTGTTGCGATTGTTCGTACCGGCCCGTTAGATCACGGTGCCAACCGGATTCGATTTTTTAATAGCTTTGTGTCGGTCACCGATATTTTTGATGCCAGTAGTGAAGCGGTAGCCATGGCTCGTGACTTTTTTGCACAACCCGTGCGAGCTCTGACTCTTGCCATTGCTCAGATTTTTGAGACTGCCCAGCCTGGGTTTTTAACCGGTAATACTGTCGGTGATCTCACTGTGTTTCAGGCGATCACCGACGGCTCGTTAACTATTGAGGTTGACAGTATATCTCATGCACTAACTAATTTAGATTTTAGTACCGACACCTCACTCGACGCCGTGGCTTCGCGTATTCAAACGGCACTGGTACTTTCCGGTGCTGCGGGTGCGACCGTGGTTATTAATAACAATATCGTACGCATTACAAGTGGTACAATTGGTGATCTATCTGTAGTTATTAACAGTCCTATCCCACCTGCCTCTGGTACTGATGTCGGAGTTTCGGGGCTGTTGAGCATCGAATCAGGTGATGCAATATCAACGATGGGATACCTGCCGACGGGTATTGTAAATGAGATGGCAATCGTGCGCGAAGCGGCATTACAGTCCGGTCGGTTTATTTATGGCTATGCACTAGAACGTAGTTTTCGAGATACTGATGACCAATTTTTAGTAGCGAGCGACGCCCAAGCTCACAATAATATATTCATCGCATTGAGTAATTCGGTCAATGCGATGAATGCTGCCAGTACCACCGACATCGGAGCGTTGACTAACTTTAACGGTCATGAGCGCACCGTGAATTGGTACAGTGATGCACCGGACGAATATCCGGATGTGATGGCATTAGCACTTATGCTCAGTGTTAACTATGCGGCGGCCGATAGTACAATCACCCTCAAGTTTAAAAACTTAGTGGGCGCGACACCTGTCGGGGTTAACGAGTCTGAGTTAGCAGTCCTAACTAGTAAAAGATATAATACACTCACTCGCATTGGTACAGTTGCACGTACGATTCGTGAGGGGGTGATGGCGGCGGATACATGGTTTATCGATGAGCGATTGATTATTGATAATTTTAGTGAGGAATTGCAAGTAGCGTTGTTTAATGTATTTTTACGTGAGGGTAAGGTTCCTTTTACTGCATCAGGCGCTGCTTTATTACAAGCCGCAGCGTCATTAATCGGTGAACGTTACGAGTTTAACGGTGCATTAGCGCCGCGCATGGTTAACGCCCCTGAGTTACAGACGGGTGAACGGGTCTTACCTGCATATGACATTGCATTCACGCCTTTACGTTTGGTCACTGCATCGGAGCGCGCCGCACGACAAGGCCCACCATTTGTGATGACTATTCGATTTGCGGGCGCTATTCATAGCGTCGCGTTTAACGTCCAAGCACTACCTTAAAGGGGTTAGATAATGCCACGATCACAGTTTTATGATCAAAATTCACACAGTGTTATTATTAATGGCATTGTAATGCGGGATTTTTATGAGGGTGAGGATGTCATATTGTTCGAGCCACAGGGTGATAACATTGTCGTCACTCGCGGGTTAGATCGTAATGCTCTCAGTTTCGGTTCGCCACGTCCTGCTATTCTCACACTTAAATTTAAGCCGACAAGTCCATCACTTCAATTTCTTTTTGAGTTGTCGCAACTTGCGCATGTTGGGGTGCCGATCTTAAGCCAGGCACTTGTGACTACTGGTGTCGATGATACACTGACATTATTTAATTGCGCAGTGAGTGACACATCTTTTCAGACGGGTGGGCCGACAATGCAAGCACGAACTTTTACACTCACCGCGTCTAACTATGCTTTGATTGAGACTGGTGGGCTAATTGGATAATCCCTATCGCAAAAAGGAAATTAACGGACGTGAGTATGCGTTGTTGCCCATGCCACCTATGCTAGCCCTTGATTTTGCACCAAAGGTGGTTAAGGCTGTCGTTGGCAGTCTGGGCAGTGTCGATCTAACTAGTTTAGATAACACTAAAATAATGGCTGTAATCGGTAACCTTGACTCAGATGCGGTCACTGACTTATTGCGGTTAGTGTTTAAAACCACTATTAAAATCGCAGACGGTAAGTCATTGAGTGACACCTCTGTCTTTAATTCCCATTTTACACAGCACCCGGCCGACATGATGCAGGTGGGGATGTGGGCGATCTGGGAGAATAGCAAAGATTTTTTGCTCGAAAACGTCGAGAACTTCCAATCGTTGCTATCGGCGGGCGCGGGATCACAATCCCAGAAGAGTGGAGAAACGACTATTTAGTGAGTCGAGTTATTAAGGCGGGGTACTGTAGTTATGTAGACTTGTGTGATAACACGGTTGATATGTTGCAATTTATGCACATGCTCGAATTATTAGAATTTAACGACTGGCTAGAGACGGAGCAAAATAAAAATGGCGATAGTTGACGAGCTGGTCACATTACTAACACTTAAAAGTGATAGCGGTAATGACGGCGCCTCACGCAAACTGTCAGCCGGTCTTGATAAAGTTAAAACCATCGCTCTAGCGGCGGGTGCCGCGTTGACGGTTGTCACCGTTGCAGTTGTTGCATTTGCAGATAAGATTGCTGGTCAGGTTGACGACGGTGCCAAGTTTGCGAAAAGCATTGATCTCGGCTTTGAGGCACTCCAAGAATTTGAGTTTGGCATCAAACGAGCGGGTGGTTCAGTTAGTTCTCTGCGTTCCGACTTTGAATCCTTTGCAGCGACCGTTGGTGGCATACGCCTCGGACAGCCCAGTGAAGAATTAGCCCGCCTCGGCGTGTCAATCAGTGATGCACAGGGTAATCTTAAAGGCTTCGAGGAATTATTTCTCGACGTCGCAGACGGTCTAACTAAATTTGACACTCTGACAGGTCGAGATTTGGCAAGTAAGTTGGGATTTGGTCAAGACACTATACTATTATTGCAACAAGGTCGTAGTAATATCCAAGCGCTACGTGCTGAGGCTAGGCGATTGGGGGGCATCGTATCACCCGCTGATGCCGCTCAGGCTGCTGCATATAATGCACAGCTCGTATCAATGCGCACAGCTATGACTGGGCTGGCGACGGTCATAGCTGTCTCACTGTTACCCATACTCACCCCACTTGTCGAAAGCCTAACTGAATTAGTTGTGGCGAATAAAGAGATAATAATAAGCGGCTTAGCAACATTTATTCAAGGTGTCGTCTTTGGCTTCCAGAATTTTGCACGAATAGTCAGTACGCTTGTCAATAATTTATTGTCAGTGATCCCTAACCTGGGTGGTTTTACTGACGGACTGTTTGATGCGGATAAAATCGCCCAGGTAGTGACCGTATCCCTCGTAGCCCTGTCTGCAATTCTGGGCTTGATAGCGGTCAAGGTGTTGATTGCATCTGCACCTTTTTTAATAATGGTTGCCGCCATCGTAGCGGTCATCCTCATAATTGAAGATATGATCGTAGCGTTTCAGGGCGGTGAAAGTGTCACGGGTAAACTCGTAGAGGGTATAAAAAACTACTTTTTATTGTTATTCGCAATCGTAAAATTGACTATCAATAAAATCATTAATAAACTTAAATCTTTAGTTAATTTACCTAAGCTTGACTGGTCAAAAATTATAGGCCTTGATGTGCTCGGTGCAATGATTGACAAGGCCGTCGCAATTGTGTCTACAAAATGGGGCAGTCTAATTGACAGCTTACCCATACCTAGCTTCTTACTGTCGGCTGGAGCCTCTGATGATACAGGTGTACCAACCTCAGCCGGGTTAGGGTTTGTAAAGCCACTAACTGAGATTATCGGCTCACAAGCTACTCGTAATATTAGCAATATGCAGGGGGGTGCTAACAATACTAATATAGTTATTAATGTTAGCGGCGCCGCTAACCCTGGTAGAACTGCCGAAATTATTAAGCGTGAACTATCACTAGTGCAATCACAGCAGATTAACAGCCCCGGACTCAACGCGGCGGTGGTTAACTAAATGCCAATAGGATTAATTGGTGTAGTTATAGGGCTGTTTCGCGGCAGTCGTACGTTGATTAGCACTCGCATAGATTTGCGGTTGCGTGAGACACACACCGGCGATGCTGAACTGACACAATTGCCAATTGAAAGCGGTGCGGTCATCTCAGATCACATTATTAGACACCCAAATACTGTGACCATTGAGGCTGAAATCTCAAACTCGTTAGGTGCACAACCGGCTGAAAGCTGGGAAGAATTTAGATCACAATTAAACATGCGCGAATTGTATACGGTTGTCACAGCGCATGAAGTTTATGAAAATTATGCACTAACCGCACTCACCGGTGATAATGCCGCGCCATTTAACGGCCGGCTAAATCTACTGCTTACATTTACCGAGGTAAACCTAACCCAAACGAGTGTGATATTGATCCCGCGTGAAGACCTAGACCCATCAGTTGATCGTACAGCGTCAAGTGAATTGCAAGGTGGGCGACAAAATAGTATCACCGAGGGTGACGCGCCAGCACGAGTCAATGAGTCGATACTAAACAGGATATTTGAGGCGTTAATTTAAATGACTCTGCAAGTCATACCACTAACCGACGACGGCGCACGATTAGTTACTGTTGATTTTATCGAGGGTATCGGCGAGTACCAATTCCGTACGTCATTCAACAGTGCATTAAATAAATGGTTGGTTGATATTCTTGACAGCAATGGTCAAGTACTTGTTGTCGGCTTAAGCCTGTTAGATCGCATAAATATAGTTAGCGCGTATCCACACCTTACTCAATTATTTCAGCAGATCAGAATGACGGCGGAAAATCGAGGCGTTGATACATTGGGCAACGTTGCTGACGTTGTGCAGTTTTTAGATTCCGAGGTTGTGGCAAGCGATACCATACCTGAGTTAAATGTGACAATCGATGACATTGGTGCTATCGCACCACCGACCCCGACATTTACAGTCAACATAATAAACATAACCCAAGGTGGTGTCATACTAAACACTCAGACATTTACACAGTCGACTGCAGATCAATCTATAGTTCTATCCCGCCCTCTTTTTGGTATACTAGCGACTGATATTATTGGAGTTGAGGTAGTGGGTGACAGCTCGATTAGCGAAATAATCGCCGATCCATTTTTATTATGAAACTAGACTATAGCGAAATTGAGCGAATGTGCGACGATGCGATAGCACAGCTCCAAACATGCACCCGAAAGATTGGTGCTTTGAGTAAAATCAGAGCTAGGGTGCTACCTGACACTCAGATTATTGAGGGTGCTGTGAATGAGATAACAATCCAAAAAAACAGGCACAGTTTATTAACTGGGACTTACTTTGTCCAAAAAGGCGCGGTTTCGGCGATTTCGCATGATACTAATGGCAGTGCGTGCGTGGTTGTAGCAGGGGATGTTATATTCGTTCCCGAGGGATTTTATATCCATGCGATTCTCAAATCAAAGCTGTTGCGATGCAAGGCTGATGACGCTCAGTATGCTACATTTATCTCAGATCAGATGACGTTTGCATCGAGACTAACCGTATACAGCTGCTATGAAAATGTCAAATGGGTCTGCGGCAAACTAGATGCCATATCGGCAGACACTGGGTTTAAAATAAACATAACTGCACTGGCAAAAGCGATAGGTAGTTGTCGAGAAAGTGTAGGGCAGGTAATCAGTCGCATGGTGAGAGATGGTGCAATGGAGCGCGTTAAGATTAAGTACCACGCAGTAACACACAGGATGACACCATGAAAATTATATGCACAGTGTTTCTACTTTTATTCTCTACCCTCGCATTATCTAATACAGTGGTTGCACCGAACCGATCTTTTGAAACAAGGCCACTAATCTCGGTTATTAGTGGCAGGGCAATAGCACGCGCCATAGTCGGCGATGAGTGTGGGGATTTCAGTCATGCGACTGGACTCAATGGTAGGTTTCGCTATCACGAATACACAAATGCCGATGGTATTAGCGGCCATGTCATATGTGTGGAGTCCGAAATGGCGCCACTCTACTTACAGTTAGTGCCAGGCAGAATTGAATTTGAAGACTATACCACAGCTAATGATTCAACACCGGAAAGTAACCGAGGAGGGCTGTATCGCGATGATTTTGGCGTAGATATCCAAAATCTAACTGGCGACACAGGTGGCTTTAACGTCGGCTGGACGCAAGCAGGTGAGTGGCTAGAATATGAGGTTGTTGTCAATGACACCGCACTGTATCAAGTAACTGCGCGCTATGCGCGGGTTGAGCAACCCAACGCGCCTGTTAACTTGAGTTTTAGTGTTGACGGTGTTCAGGTTTATGTGTCATCCGGAATCATACCATCAACCGGTGCATGGGATGTGTGGGCAATCGAAGATGCGGGGCTGATTTTCTTGCCTGCCGGGCGCTACACACTGCGACTGGACATAGACAACGGAGCAATCAATTTAGACTGGTTTGAACTAACTCCAGTTAGGTGGGTAACCATAGAAGTTATGGGCATCTCATAATGACAATCGTTGTTGTTAATCAGGCAGGGGGTGCGGACTTTACCGACTTGCAAGCCGCTATTGACGCTGCTCCTGCAACGCTGACCGAGGTCTACGAAATACAGTTAGAGCCCGGGACTTATGTTGGCGACATCGTTGTGCCGGCGAGGGCAGGAGAATCTTTTGCTAACCACATAAAGATAACCCACACACCGGGCAATCACGCAACAGATTTTGGTGGAGGGTCGGGTGCACATATTCTCGGTAACGCAGGGGGTCACGCGGATACGATTAATGGTGGATTTGTTTGGTACCAAGGTATAGCTATAACACTTGATACATTAGCTGGTGGGTCAGACGAGGCGTTCAGGCTCAACTCCGGTAACTTTCTTGCACAAGCATGTTTTATCCGTGCCGCAAATAATCAAAGTGGTCAAGATGGGTTTTATTTTGGTGGAGCAACATCGCAATCTGCCACCATTGCTAACTGCGTAATAACAGGTTTTGCCCGCGCCGCAATACACATTCAAAGATTCTCCGGGGTCGGCAATGTTTATCGTTACAATCTTTATCACAATACAATTATTGATTGCGGTCGATTCCCAACAGAGACATTAAACGGTAGTATTGCAGTGTCGTTGACCGGGATGTCTACTGCAATAATCGACGCTTACAATAATATAGTTATTAATCAAGACACTCGATCAACGCAACTTGCGACAGGGGCGGTTGACCCATCCGAATTGGATTGGCGTATATCAAGCCCTGTATCATCACCGGGGATAGTCAATTTTACGGGCGCTGGTAACATCAGCGGTGATGCCTCGGCATTGAGTAAATTTGGCATTGGTGGGATTCCCAATGTGGCGGGGGTGATCATCTCACCTAGTTCGGGGTCCAATGTATTTGTTGTGGATTTCGTTAATCAGGATTTTTCAATCGCTGGGGAAAACGCATTTACTGTTACACAAAATGGCGTATTAGTCCCGGCTCAAATTGACCCACGCGTTGATTTAACTGTGGATATTGTGGGCACAACCCGCCAAGCGATAGGTACGATTGGCGGGTTCGAGTTTTTCGACACGATGCCTCCCGTGACCACGCGTTCGACACCTCTATTTAAAGATAATATACTAGGGCATAATTTATTTAAAGGTCAGACATTATGACAGATAAAATCAGAGAATTGGGTGCCACGGTTCGCTTAGCGTTTGCATCAAACACAGACGTAGGTAGTCAAGGAGATGGTGCGTCACCGTTGGTTCATGTTCGGCGAAAAGGCGATACAGCATCTAATGCACCTATAGCAATCTTAACCCCGTTTTTACTAACTAATGCGGCGTATCCAAACGGCGCGTATGAAGTGACTATACCTACGTCGGCAGGCTATACGGTTGGTGACTATACTGCATATTGCTCGGTAACTATTTCCGCACTCAACCCCATTGGGATCGCAGGTGAGTTTGAATTGATCGCTGCAAATACTACCGAGGGTGCAGTACTGATTGACACCACAGTCTTGACGGTAATAAGTCCTACTGTTTTTACACTCACTAATGGCAGTTCGTTTGACGCGTCCTACCCCACCGGTAGCGATGTGATTATAGGTGATGCGTCAGTTGCTGAGGACATTGCGACGGTGAGTTTAGCATCGTATGTTGCTAGCTCAGGGCAAATAACACTAGATAGTGACCCAGCCCCTTTTGTCGTTACCGCAGGGAATAGTGTGAGAGTTGCATTAGCCAGCGCCGATAATGTTTCATCAGTAGGGGGTTCTGGTGGTGGACTCAATTTTGAAGTCAACGCGGACAATACCGGCGGGGCACTAAATGGTGTTAGTTTTATCGGCACTCAGACCAACACATTTGTGGATACCCATTTTATTGGAGGAAATGACCACATTGTTAATGATGTTGGTGGTGCTATTGATGTGGTTTACCAAATTTCAATTGGTGGCTCACGAACTGCAAGGTCGATAACTTTTACAGGGCATTTAACCGGCAATAATGATATCTTGAATTTCTCGGTTTGGAACGGTACAACCTGGGACGCATACGGTGAGTTAGTGGGCCAGACCGGTGCTGCTAATGTCGTGCGTGTGCTAAACCTGTTATCTCGACACACCGGAACCGGTGCTGATATTGGGTTAGTGTTCTTGCGCATTGACGGGTCTGGTTTGACCGGCGCGACCTTAACCGTTGATGAATTACTCGCTGAGGGCGTGGCGTCACAGCAGATTATTGGATATGTAGGCGGTCAAGTTTGGATCGACACTAACCGAAATAATACAGGGACAGTGTTATATAATGATGGCACTTTTGATAACCCAGTTAGTGTGCTGGCATCAGCACGCACAATCATGGACGGCTTGAATAGTACACTGCTGCATGCACTACCGGGGTCGGTTTTTACGCTTGATCAAGCCTATGCTGGGTTTGAATTTTTTGGTCACGATTATGCTGTGGATTTGGGCGGGCGAAATGTAGCGGGCTCACTCATACATGGTGCACAAATTACAGGCAATGACCTGGGTGATAACTCTATATTGACATGCTACGAGGGGTGCAGACTTACCGACCACTCGCTTGGCCTACACTCGTTAGTAGATTGTGGTATCGGCGGGACAATCACCCTGACTGATGCGGGGACTTATGACTATATTGATACACGCTCGACTGATGCGGGGCTGACACATCCTTTTATAGATTTCACCGGAGTAGGTATTAAAAGTTTAAATATGCGCCGATATGCTGGATCAGTGGAAATTCTCAATCTCAAAGTGGGCGATAATGTCAGCATCGACGGGGCTGGTAGACTAATTACAATTAATGCAAATTGTGTCGGCGGTACCATTACGATTGCTGGATTTTTTGATCTGGAAGATAATTCCGGCGGGGCTGTCACAGTTGTCGATACATCTCGATATGCAATCGATAATACCAGTTTTGATCCAGCAGCAATTGCAGCTATCCGGGATCAGACGGATCAATTAACATTCACGCTGCCAGGGATTATTGACAGTAACCCTAAAGCGTTTAATGATAATGTAGTTAGTGGTGATGGCATTACTAACCCGATCCGTACTGCTCCGTAATGATAAACTTATTTGCTGACGGGCTATTTGCTGACGAGCTATTTGCTGATGGGTTGTTTTTCCAAGTCGGTGACGTAATTAATTTAGCCCCGACGTGTGTAGTCGCTTCAAATGTCGAGGCTTCGCGTAATGACATAGCCGTCACATTTGATCTATCAGCGTCAACAGACCCTGAAAATGATACCCTTACATACGCAGTGTTACCTGGTGACGGATCGGGCGAAATACAGTCAGCCACCCCAGTCATTAGTCACACCTATCCGCCGGGTATTTTCAGTGCGTCGTGCCGAGTGCTAGACCTCATACAGTCATCAAATTTGGTGGCTGTAAGTGTGACAATAAGTGCAATCCCAACCAGTATACTTAATGCAGTTAGTGGGTCATTATCCGACGTGATTGACGATGACCCACTAACTAGTGTTAGTGGTGAGGATTTACAGTTTATATTTCCACCATCACGCACGGATCAGGGATTGGTTTACACCATTAACCTTAATGCAGCCACCTAATAATCCATTTATACGCAATATTGAGCTACTCATTGGACCACTGGCGGATGACGTCGGCGGTGGGAATAGTTCAGAGGCTTTGCGTATTTTTAGTGACGGGGGTCGCGATGATTTAGCAATTGAGTTTAATGTTAAAAGATATTTACAGTCCTCAGCTAATGCAGCGGAAATTATTATCTATAACATGCGTGCCGAAAGTCGCGAACGTATTCGAGCCACCTTATCACGCGTACGAATACGTGTAGGGTGGGCTAACACTGGGTTAAGTTTGCTAATGCAGGGCGGTGTGCTAAATGCGAGAACCACCAAAGATGGTGCTGAGTATGTCACCAAACTAAATGTATTAGGTGGATTCGGCGGCATTACAAAAGGAGTTACTAACCGAACATTTTTAGGTGGGCAAAGTGTTTCCACACTCGTGCGTTCTATTGTTGGCGATATGCCGGGTGTAGAATTAGGACGAATTGATATCGACGGAATATTGTCAAGTGGTGGGTTGACTGTATCAGATAGATCAAGTAATGAGTTGGACAATTTAGCAAACCAATATGGCTTCACCTGGTCGATTCAAGACGGACGATTTCAGGCGATATCGGACAACCGCGCTTTTGACCGAGTTTTTGAAATTAATGCGGAAAATCGAAACCTAATCAATATTACACCTACATTAGCCGGCGCAATGCAACATAATAACGGGGTGACTATTGACTCAATATTAAATCCCGAGGTGCGACCAGGTGACCAAATGCGAGTAACAAGTATTAGTAACCCAATGCTCGACGGTGTGTATAAAGTTTTCAGCATTGAATTTTCAGGCGCTACATATAATCACGACTGGGTTATGAGCACCCGAGCATTTAAAATACTGGATGTTGTATAATGGATTTGCGCGGGCAATCAGAATCAGGGGCACTACTGGAAACTGTGCGGCGTGAGATATCACGGGCACGAACCCACACACCAGGCACTGTTGTAAGCTTTAATAGCACTGACCAGTTAGCGGTAATACAACCAAATATCCGACGATACGTCACTATTGACGACGAACGAATAACTGTAGATATGCCTGAGGTTGTGCATGTACCGTTAGTTATGCCTTATGCCCACGGTGCGGGGTTTGCTCTCACACTGCCAGTTCGCCCAGGTGATCAAGTATTGCTAGCAGTGTGTGATAGATCGATTGATAACTGGGTTGATAATAGTGGTGTACAATCCCCAGCACAACCCGTGCAATCGCGATCACATCACATCACGGATAGTCTGGCGATTGTGGGTGCTAATCCAGCACCAGTGGCCTTGGCTAACTATTTTAGCCAAGGCCTTGAACTACGTAACCGTGATCGCAGCGTACGAATGTCGATCACGGATGACGACGCGGTGATCATGGTCGGCGACAGCGTGATATCCGTCGACAGTGGTATCATTACTTTATCGACAGGTAGTGCACGCATAACAATCAACTCAGCGGGTGGCGTCACAATTGATGCGCCAGGCGGTCTTAATATTAATGGAGATGTTACAATACAAGGCCTTGTCAATGTCAGTCAAGTGCTTACTGCTTTAGAATTGACCACCATTGACGGACTGACATTTTCTGATCATGTACATACTGGTGTTGATCGTGGCACACAAACAACTGATGGTCCAAGCTGATGAGTTTTACATTTAACCTTCCCACCTTGACTCATGATTTGTCAATTGTAAATGGTCGGTTTGCATTGATAAATGGGATTGATGAGATTAACCAGCGAATCAATGTCACCCTGCGACATCTGCAGGGTGAGTATTTTCTCGACATTCAAGACGGTACCCCGTGGTACACTGATTTACTAGGCTCAAAAAGCGCAGTCGCTGAGGTCAACTTAGTGCTCAGATCACGAGTGTTATCAGTGCCTGGAGTACTCCGCATTAACACATTTGACGCTAATTTTGATACCTCAGCACGCTCATACTCGATTACTATGTCGGTACAAACGAGTGCAGGGATCATTGACACTGACTTAGTTATACCATTTTAGCGTCAAATCGTTTTGAATCAATCTCGCAATATATCTCGTCGTCTGCGTAAATGGTGTTGATAGTGATAATTTCGATATAACCCACGCTCAACCACTCCTTCACCCATTTCTCAATTGCCGATTTGACCCCAATCCTAGACCTGACAAGACTAGTCAACCTCGTCTCACCTAAAACGTTATCATTATCATAAAATCCACGATACCAAATATACTCTATGATTATGTTCATTTCGGTTTTATCAATTCCCGGCGCTTGCTATACATCACATGATCAATCACTAAAAACTGACCGTTAATCCATTGCGTCACCTGTGGTGGGTCAACATCATTTGCTCTAGCAAATTTAGCTTGCACCCCCTCGTGATGTTTGACAATGTACTCTCTTAATGTCCCCACTCTCATACCGTCATCCTCTCTCTTAAGTCGATCATACAGTATCAGACTATATAATAAATGTAAAGTCTGATACTTATTTAATGCTATACTGTGATAATTGTCTATATAAAGGTGTGATTCGTGGTATGGGTGATTTTGGATTAATGCCGGAGGGCTTTAGACTCAAACGACTCGCTGACATTCGTGCCAGTTTATATGCTCGACTGTCACTAATCACTGACCCTGACACCGGGGAATCACTAAATGTTGATTTTGACGAAAACGACCCGCTTGTGCAAATACTCGATGCGACAATCGAGGCAAATGCTGAAGCGTGGATGCAACTAGAAAATGTAGTACGTTTTTTAGATCCTGATGCGGCGACAGGTGTGGTGCAATCAGCAAGTGTGCAAGTCAATGGGATCACACGTCGTGAAGCCACAGTGTCGACTGTTGAATTACAATTGACCGGCACCCCCGGCACTATAATTCAGTTAGGGCAAAGGGTGTCAGACCCTGTACAAATTGTGACATTTGTGACTACAGCAGACATTACACTCGATGGCTCGGGCGCTGGCACAGTAACCGCACTATCAGAAATAACCGGTGCTGTCCCTGCTCAAGCCGGCACCCTAACTAATATTCTCACCCCTATTAATGGGTGGTCTAGTGTCGTTAATTTGTTGGACGCAAACCCTGGCGCGCTTGAAGAATCTGATTCAGCATTGCGGGCACGTCGGGCGCGAACCACCGAAGCCCCAAGTCAAAGCACAAGTGAGGCCATTTTTAGTGCACTCTCTAATATTCCAGGCACTGAATTTGTTCGGCTGCTCGTCAATGACACATTAATCACAGATGCTCGCGGATTACCAGGTAAGTCTATCGCTGCGGTGCTGCAAGGCGGTAACGATCAAGTGATTGCTGAAACTTTATTTTTACGCACAGCAACCGGTGTAGGATATTTTGGCAACACCTCCATGACTATCACAGACCGGCGAGGCATCAACAACGAGATAAGATGGATTAGACCGTCACCGGTTGAATTATTTGTAGCAATCAATACGACAGTCAATGACTTGCGTCAATTTGGTACCGATGGTGTCAGTCGCATGATCGACGCAATATTAAGCTATGCCCAGGATGGCGCAGCAGGATTAGGGATCGACATAGGATTTCAACAAATAGGATTTTTACCAGGCGAATCAGTGAGTGCATCAAGATTGTATACTCCAGTCAACAGCGTACCGGGCCACATTGTTAACAGTATACAGTTAGGATTGTCGAGCCTAACTATTAATATGGCTACCGTACCTATTAATTTCGATCAGATCGCAACATTCGACAGCACACGGATTTTCATAAATGTTAGTTGACACTTCCCCAATTAACAAAGACTTAGTAGTTCAGGGTGGGTCGCGACTGATGTTTCAATTCAGTCGCTCATTTTTAATTAATTGTTTCCTGACAGCACTGATTGAAGAAGAACAAGAACTGCATGATGCAATAGTCGGTACGCTAGACGTTTTTCAGTTAGATCGCGCGGCCGACGTAAATCTCGATGTGTGGGGTCGAATTGTAGGTCAGCCGCGCATATCACTAAACGCAGATCAGCGGGTATTTTTTGGGTTTGATAATCGCGGACGGCTCGACACAAGCCCTTGGTTTTCCGATGGCGCAGTGTTATTCGGAAGTCTCCCAGCGTTAGATTCCGAGTTTAGACGTTTAATATTTTCAAAGATTTTTAAAAATCATGTACGTCCTGCAAGCCTCCCCGAATTGATCCGCTTTATACAGTTATTTAATGGGCTAGATGTCAGCTTTATACGCGTGGGGCCGATGGAATTGCGAATGATCGTGCCGACTGATATCACACTTGGTCAGCTCACTACTTTAATGATCAATGAGTCCGATATTTTTATTGAGCAGCGCACTATTTTACCGCTGCCGGTAACTGCAAGAATAACTAATATAGTCGCCGCACCCGACGGGGCATTTGGCTTTGATAGTGACGGGCGACACTTTGACACTTCCGCGTTCAGCGTAGGATTTACTCCTCAACAATTAAGTGAGTTTACATAATGGCTAACACTCGTGATAACAATATCCCCGCAATTTTTGGCGATGATGCTAACACTACTATCCCCACCGTGCCTGCACAAGGGGTGGCGTATCGTAACACCGCACTAACTCCTGCTACACTATTGAGTGGTTTTGGTTTTGATACACTCGCTGACAGCGCTGACATTAACGAGATTTTACATATCTTATACGAGTTAGCGACTGAGGTGGATCGCTCAGGCATTTTAGGGTGGTCGGAAACCGTCGACTACACCACCCTCAACGGTGTGGTGCGGGGATCGGATGGGACGTTTTATGTGTCCACCGAGTTAAGTGGTCCAGGCGCGGTCGATGGGGTTCGCGACCCCGCAAACGGTGTAAATATCCCATCGCACTGGCGAACACTTGTCGACTTTATCGGTGGTGGGGCTGGGGTTGGTACGACTGACTTGACAGTAGCGCGCACTGCTACACAAGTCACCGTGCAATCAAGCACAGGCTCTAACGCTACAATTCCATCCGCGTCAATAACTCAAGCTGGAGTCATTAGTGCAGCAGATCAGGCTCGACTAAATGGTATTAGCTCAAGTCCAATAGCAACCAATTTAATAACAGTGACTAGCAACACTCAATTTTCCCCATCCGTTGCCGCACGCAGTGTCAAGTTTATGGCCGTGGGTGCTGGTGCTGGTGGCAATAATCTGAGTAGCTCATCAGTCATCGCTAGTGGTGGTGGTGGAGGTGGTGCTGGGGTGACCATCGGCACCTTTGCAAGGTCTTTACTTCCGGACTCCATGACCATAAATGTAGGTGTTGGTGGTCTTATCGGCGCTGCGGGCGGTGACAGCTCAATATCAGGTGTCGGATTTAATACAATGACAGCATCGGGCGGTGGTGCACCCGGTGTCTCTGGTCTCAACATCCCACCCTCTATAAGCATAAGTAGTAATATAGGAGGGACTGGGGGGGGCGCCACGGGCGGGCAATTAAATTTAACAGGTCAACCTGGTGACGCTGGCACTACCTCGTCGAATACCAGCGGATTGTTGCAATTTATATCATTAGGTAATGGGGGTGATGCGGCATTTTTTGGCAACGGCGCAGTTAAATTTAACCCTCTAGCATCACCACCGCGAGGGGGTGTGGGTAGCGGCGGCGGCGGTGCTCAGGTACCTATCCCAGGACTATTAATCAATGCTAGTAACGGTGGTGATGGACTTGTCATTATTGAGGAGTTTTTCTAATGTCTGAGTTTAAGCCTGCGTTTGAATTTATGCTGCCGCGAGAGGGTGGTCACAAATTTACCAATGACCCTGACGACCCCGGCGGTGCAACAAAGTGGGGGATATCGTTACGCACACTAGCTAAGACTAATGACTTGAGATTTGATATTGATGGTGACGGGGATATTGATATTGATGATATTAAATTAGCAGACCATGATGATGCTTATAATTTTTACTTTCGATATTTTTTTAAGAATACTAACTACAAATATATCTGCGATCAGGGGGTTACTAATAAGATTTTTGATACTGCGGTCAATATGGGACACCCTCAAGCTAACCGTTGCATACAACGCGCTTGCCGGGCCGTCGGAAGGTATTTAGTTAGTGATGGTAAGTTTGGCCCCAAAAGTCTAAATGCAGTTAACGACCTCGACAATGCTCGATTGCTAACAGCATTTAGGTCTGAGCAAGCGGCTGTATATCGGATGATTATTACTAAAAAACCCATGATGGGAAAATACAAGCGCGGCTGGTATCGCCGTGCATACGACGACAATGAGGGTTAAAATTATGAAATATTTATTAGAACGAGCAAGTGAAGCATCGACGTGGCGTGGAATTATTGCACTGCTAATGTCATTTGGGGTGATGCTTTCACCCGAACAAATTGAATCAATCGTAGTCATTGGACTAGCAGGCGTGGGACTTCTCGGTGCATTTTTTCCGGACAAAAAGAATGCGTAATATGATGCTAGCAGTCGTATTACTGCTAAGTGTGGCATGTGTGTCACCCCCTCAAATCAATAGTCCAGTTGAAGGCATTGCCTTTGCTTATATCCAAATCTCCGAAACAGCAAAGCAAGTAGAGCTTGCGAGATTGAGTAAGAGTATCACGGGTTTACAAGCGCTGAGGATTAAAAACCGATTGCAAACTGCTGCCGACTCAGTGAGACAAGCTGAGGGGTTGATGTGCATTGTTACAGTTAGTGCAGCATGTGTTGTCGATCAGACTGGGGCGCAATCTAAAATATCTAGTGCACTATCTATCACCCAACTAATCAGAAAAGAGGTATCACAATGAATGCTGTAGCAATACTAGCAGTTGCCGAAGCGGGTTTACGTCTACTCGAATCTTACAACATTAGTGCAACTCGATTTGCACAAGAGCGTGAACTCGGCCCAGTTACACCTGAGCGTTTGTTTGAGCTGCGCGATGAAGCGCAAGCGGCTATTGATTTGATTGGTGCGGATTAACACTGTTAATTAATGTCCAAGCCCGTCGAGTGTAATATTCAACATTGACATTTGACGGGTCAAAATCAAACGCGTCATTGCACAGGCTCACTAACCACCCCGCTTCAAAATTAGTCGTGCGCTGTGTATACAGTGACTTATTTTTAGTGTGGTATCGTGGGTCGTGGGTCGTGGGTGGCACACTGAAATAGTCGTGAGCGCTAACCCCATTTGCTTTTTTAAACCATCCGACTTCGTAACCCTCAGTGGGTGGGCTGATTTTAGTTAGCTGCCCACCGGTATTACTAACATAATATCGCGATGTATTTTGAATTCGAGCGCCGCCTAGTGTCAAATAATTACTCTTAGGCACCTTAGCTTTTAGCATGAAGTCAAAACCCTGGGCGTGTGATCGAATAAAAGTAGCAGGGTCTACGCGGTGCAACAAATAAGCTTCAACGGCCTTGGGTATGACCAAAGCGCCGTGATCTTTATGCCACGCAATTTCTCTAGTTGCTGGATTTTCTTTTGCGGTCTCGTGACAAAATTCACCAATGCGCTTGATGCCCCCATCAAGCTTAACAGCCATGTAATTGTTAACGTCACGTATAAACATCGACGAATATTCAACCTCTTCTAACGCTAGGCCACGCGCCCACACTTCCCACTGCCTCATCATTTCACGCATCCGTGTGAGGTCATTACGGTTAACTAACATTGTCATACCGTCCGTGTTTATCTGTAAGAGTCGCAAGTCAGCAATATGACCGGTCAATATTTCCGCGAGTTTACACAATAATAATTGACCATTGATTGTGATGGTCATTGTATATTGAGGGTCATAAAATGCACTGTATGGGTTGCCACTATCACCATACACCCCGTTTAGTGCCAACTTAATCATTCCATTTCTTGGGTCTTTTTTATCGTAAGCCTGCCTTTCTTTTTTGATATCTGCGTAAATGTCGCAAAATTGTTGGCGGCCTAAGTGCTCGGGATATAAGTCGTTAGCAATTGATAAACTTGGGTAGTAACTCGCCACGTCAATATCTATGACAGCATGTGTAGTGTTTGACGTGACAGTCTCACTGCTCACCGAACCGTGTATGCCACCTTGTCTAACTGTTACCGTCAGGTCACCAATTGTGGGCGTGAGTGGCTTAAAGCTATCCTTGGTTCCCACGATGTCGATGGTTTTCAAGTATTCGAGCACGCGTTTGAGGTCAGGGCTTATAAAATCAATGTAAGGAAATATTATATTTTTCAGCGGTATTGATATACGTGGTGATTGGTGGTAGGGCTTTTGCAAACCCAAATGTTTTATAAAATAATCTTTACCAATTTTGGTATCGTTACTATTTAATGTGTGCTCACCTAACGACATTCTAAACTCAATCTGCGCACGTGAGTACTCAAAAAACATCGAGGTGGCTAACACATCGTGCCGATTGTATTCGCGCAGCTCGTCCATTTGCACGAACGATAATGTCGTGCCCGGTGATATTGGTAAATCTTGAACGCTCCGCATCATCATATTAATCTCTAATACTTTGAGTGATGTACGCTTTGCAGTATTGTCAAAATGATGTATTTTATACAAATCTATTTGTTTGACTAGCGGTTCCCAATCCACAAATTCGTATTGGTCATCGCTAGCAAATATAGATTGTGATCGAAAATATAGATCATCAACACTGATCGCATCGTCCTGCAAAACCATCGACAGCACCGGCCAATCAAAATGCACATTGTTAAAGCCCACGAGATAGGTATTAGTTATCATCAACTGGTTTAAGTGAGCAATGAGTGCTGCCAAATCGGTGCGTCGCTCAGATATTTCAAATGTCACCCACTCCCCAGTTTGCACGTTGTAATGTGTTGACGTAAAGCAGTTCGGATATGTTTCGATATCGTAAATTTCGTACATTTTAGCCTCTCAAAAATAGCCGCCCTGAGTTTAGGGCGGCGTGGTTACTATTGCGGCACGTCGGCATCAATATGTTGCGCGGGCGGGTTTAGATAATCGTATGCCGGTGCCGGAGTGCCGGGCAGCCCTTGAGTTGGTGCTGCTGGTGCGTATTGTTGAGCCGGTGCCGGTGCCGGAGTGCCGGGCAGCCCTTGAGTTGGTGCTGCT